GAGATTGGCCTGGGCGGCGGTATAATTTTCGATTAGGAGTGCTCTTGTCATTTTATTTTTCCTCATATTGAAGAGATAGATTTGATTGAATTATTTATTAGAATCTATCGTTTTTACGTAGTTTTAGAGGTTAAGATCTCCTGGAACTTCTTCCTCTCCACCTGCTTCTGGACCGGCTGGGGCTTCTTCCCCTCCGCCAGCATCAGTAGGTCCTTCTCCGCCGCCTTCATCGCCGCCTCCTTGATCTGAAGAGCCACCTTCTGCTTCAGGATCTTCAGGAACTTCAACTTCTACCTTAGGTCTGTTCTCATATACCCCGTCATCATAGATCTGTTGAAGATCAGGAACGTTGGTGTCATCTCTAATTCCATGCTCTTGTTTGATCATCGATTCGTTCATCTGGATCTCATCTTCAGTTAAACCTAGGTAACGCTTCATTATCCAACGCTTGGATAGATATTTCACGTCTTCGATAGATTTGAACGCAGTGATAAGATCAGCATCAAGAGCAGCCTGACGATAAAGAGCGAAGTTTTGTGGATCTGGAAGCTTGAGCTTGAATAGCTCTGGATCGATCTTTACACCAGTAACATCAAGATAGGTCTTGAACTGTTCGTCCATTATCGATTCGATCTTATTCTGGAGACGTTTGATGTAGTTAGCGAAACGAAGCTCTTCAATATAAGCAATGCCGACTTTTCCGTCTGTAACTTGTGCGCCGCCTGCTGCTGAACCTGACATATAAGATGTCGGAACTCTAAGGCCTCTGAAGATCTTGGCTTGGAAAGTTTCGAGCTCAGACGTGTCGCCAGCCATCGTGCCGCCTGGCAAGGTTTCTACACGAGATCCTCTACCTGACGTGGTGACAGGGAAGAAGAAGTCTTCGGAAATACTCTGTGGATTATAGGTGCCATCTACCGTTTCTTTTCCAGAAGTATTGGGGACGCGCTTCTGGCGGATGTCGTTCTTGATGGTTTCAAGATAGGACTTTACGCGTTGCGCTGGCATATTGCCAACGTCTATGTAGAATACTCTGCGTTCTGGAGCGCGGACGATTCTGTAGATGATGGTCGCGTCTTCAAGCATGCTAAGTTGTTTGAAGACTCGGAATACTGGCTGAAGCACGGACTCGCCGAACGGTGCTGATGGACCCATATCGTCTGACAACGAAAAGTGGATAATACCTGCTGCTGGAACTACGTCGACGTTTGCGTCTCTCCTTCCAGCGAATGTGGCATTCGCACCAGAGCCTTTTAAGTGGAATGCGATTTTTTCGCCTTGATCATTGACTTCAATACCTACTACATCAGACACATCTACGTATTCCCATTTCTTCGTGTCAGAGTTTTTCTTGAAGAAACAATCGCCGTATTTTGCAAGCGTTCTTGCGATCCTGAAAATTCTATTATTGAAATCCTGAAGATTCGCCCAATGTCTTACTGCTGCTCTAATAGTCGTGACGGTCGTTTCATTGACTTCCTGATTTTCTTCAGTCTGATAGTCGATCATAAACGGTAAGCCGGTGCGCTCATCGTCACCAGACATTTCTTCAGCAATCACGTCCATTGCTCGAGCCACATCAACGTCATTATCCATACTGTCATACTGAATATAGCGCTGAAGTCTTGAACCTGCGCCCTTCATGATCTGTGAGTACCATGAAATGGCAGCGACGGCACCGCCATTTCCATAGCCACGGGGATCTAAGGAGTCGGTCTTAAGTTCAGTGTATTCTTGTTTGCGAGACGCTGGAGTAATAATTCTCCAATAGTTTGTCCACATTGCCATATTTGTTATATCCTAAATGATTAACCTGACTGTCTTACCAATGCATTTTTATTTGTTACATTTGCAAAGGCGCTTATATTCGATTGCTTAGCGATCTTAGCAGCATATTCAGCGCTTGTTTGAAGTTCGGTTAGCTGATCTTGCGCTATCTTAATTAATGTGTTTAGTGCACCAACTATATCTGTGGGCGAACTTCCAATTGTTTTAGTTGCAGAAGTCGATGATGATGATGATGATGATGATGATGCGGTGGTTGAATCGCTACTAGGAGTTGTTGACGCTGGAGTATTTATAGCTCCGGGAACGTTAACTTTTGATGCGGTGGCAGAAAGATATTGATCGTTAACAGTTCTAGCGTTTTCCGTCTGAAGAGTAGTTAAACCTAACTGATCAGCGGAAGACTGTTTCAGGGCAGTAGTTGCATCTTTTGCCGCTCCTCCTGCTTCTTTGGAAGCTTTCGCGGATTCTTTAGACGCGCTCTTTTCTGCTACTTTTCTATCCCTAATTTCGGCTTCAGAGTTGAGTCTATCTATTTCTGCGTCTTCGGCGCTGGTGTCACCAAAGCCCGCAGTTTTAAGAAGGTGCATATATTTCTTGAAATATTGCCAACCTTTAGCGAAGGCGTCATAGAGTGAACGTGTCATTGAATCTATAGAGTCTGCCCAATCGTCTGGTAATAACGCTTTGAAGAAGCCGCCGATGGCACTTGTTATTTTTTGACCGATAGTCGCTGTTTCTGTTTCAAACGTTTTACCAGCATCTTGCCAGCCTTTAAAGGCACCAAATAGTCCATAAATTATTGCTGCAACACCGACGACCACTCCGGCGACAGTTAGTAGCATTGGAGCCATAGAACTTAGAGCACCCATTATAACTCTTATTCCCGTTAATGCTGCTCCGCCAGTCGAGGCTGCTGCAGAAGCGACGGAAGAAGCGACGCTCGACGCATTGCTGGCGATGATAGACGCAATAATTAATCCTATGCCTCCTATAATTAAACCGAACGGTGTTTTTAAATAATTTATCAATTTGTCTTGTGCTGCTATCATACCCTGAGCGACTGGCCCGGCCTCGGCGTCTTTACCTTTCTTTTCAGCGCTAGCTCCTGTTATTCCCATCTGCGCATCTGCAGCAAGCTTCAACTGGCCGCCGGCATTTAGTAGCTCCTTAGCAGCTCCAGCCATTCCTTCATCAAGTGTATTCACTAGAGCTTCCTGCATATCACCCTGTCCGGCGAATTGGTCCATGTTCCCGCGCAAGTTACCCATTGATGTTGCAAGGGCGGTCAATTCGCCTTGACTAGCTCTTCTGCCTTTTCTTATTGTCGCCGCCATTCCTGCTGCTTCATCGGCGCCCATACCCATTAGCATTGCTGCTTGCTGGGTTTTTATAGCTTGCTCATAGCGAGATTTTACAGTCTCACCAGTTAATGCTTGGAAAGTCTTGACCATCGCCTGTGCTTCTTTCGCGCCTAGACCAAGGTTTACAAGATTCTGTCTTAGGCCATTGATAGTGTTCATTCTCTCAGCGCGATCTTGTTGAGATAGACCGAGTAATTGAGCCTGCACTTCTCTAGAATTCATTAGATCGTTGTTCATCTCGATAAACTGATCCATAGTAACATCAGTAGTCGCATTCAAAACTTTAAATGACTCAGCTTGTTGCTTAATAGCTTTACTCATTGCACCTTTGTCGCCAATATTAACACCCATCTTAACTGCGCCTGTCGTAAAGTCGGCGGCGGCTTTTGCAGTATCTTCTAGACTTAGACCTAAATAGCTAAGTTGATTCTGCGTCTCATTTAATCTTGAGAGATATTCTCCTGCGCCGCCAGACATTACAGCGATCTGTCTAGCGTTCGATTTTACAGTCTTAGACAGAAACTCAACTGAGACACCCATCTGGGTGGCATACTTCTGTGTGTCAGCGAAATATGCGCCCATGCCGTCCTTAAGCATGGATCTATAATCGTTCCAGCCTTGGGTTATGCCTTTAACTAACATCGTTAACCCTAGTAGGAATAAGCCGCCGGCTTTATTCGTACCTTGCATTATTCTACCAAATTCACCCATCGAACCATAAATTTTGTTCTCTACTGTCTGCTTTATATTTGCAGCATTAACGGCTTTTGCAGCTTCGGCTAACTCACGCTTATTATCGATAACGCGTTGTTCGGTGGTAGCTTTGTTAACAACTGAAAATTCTTCAATTGCTTTATTGGCGTCTGAGAGGGCCAAATTTACAGCTTCAACTGCGGCGGCTTGTTCTTCGGTCAGCGGACCTATAAATGCAGCATTATCTGCGGCTAGCTTTTCTAATGCTTGTTTATTTTGTTCTGCTTCAGCACGTTTTGCGTCCCAGCTTTTAAGACTTTCTTGATCATCTAATATCGATTCTGAAAGTTTTTTGGCAGCTTCTGCCACGTCTCTCATATGCTCTGCGTCTTTAAGGAACGCAAAACTGTGTGCCTTAATCGAATCGAGCATTTTATCAGATTGCTCATTCGTTAAACTTAACCCGTCTACTGACGTGTCTATAACATTAACTAATGATTGAAACGATTTTTGAGTTGCGCCGGTGCCGGTTAATAATGAATTAGATGTTTCAGTTATGATTTTGTTAAAATCCTGCATATTACCAGACACATTACTATCAGACTTTAGATGTGCGGGTTTTGCTGCTTTTATTGATCCATACCCGCCCGACTCTGGCCGACGATTTTGATTGTTGTTATCATTACTATTAGAATTACCCAAATAGCGGCCATTTTCTTTGAGCATTTTACCAAATGCTCTAGCCATTAATTCATAATCGATTGCTTCAGCCATTTTTCTATTCGTCCGGGTCTATAAATATACGATAATATATTTATACTATAACAGGAGATCCAAATATGATCGAAAATCCTCAAGTTACCCCAATCAATCCACTACTAGCTAAAGTTCAACTCCCAGGCAAGATTTTCCAATTGCCGTCTAGAGGCGTTCTTTATAACAGTGGTGAGTTAAGATCTGACTGTAAAGATGGCGAAATCCATGTCCATCCAATGTCAGCTCTGGCAGAAATCAATATGAAAAACCCTGACATGCTGTTCAGTGGTAAAGCAATCAATGAAGTTTTTAGGGAATGTATTCCTGACATTCTCCAACCTGAAGAACTCTTCGGGAAAGATATCGATGCCATAATGATCTTCCTTAGAATGGTCACCTATGGATCGCAATACGAAGTCAGCTCTGTTCATAATTGTAAAGATGGAAAGCTTCATACCTATGTCATTAATATTGAGTCCATGATCCAGGGCATGACATTCTTAGATCCTACCGAACTGGAAAAACTCTATAAGGTAGAATTAGACAATGGACAGGTGGTTACTATCCAGCCAGTTAGATATAAGCATTTGTTGACAGTCTTGAAATTGAACGAAAATAAAAAGGAATTTACTGCTGACGACCTTAAGCAGAATTTAATCGTCAACCTTCTTAGCTTGATAAAAGACGTTGACGGAATTTCAGATCCAAAAATGATTGAAGAGTGGTTAAGAGTCGCTAAGTCGCCTTACGTGAACAGGATCGCTGATTCAATTGATAAAACCAATAATTGGGGACCGAAGTTAACGACTATGATTAAGTGTAAAGATTGTGGAACAGAGTATGAAGCGGAAATCCCAATCAATCCAATAAATTTTTTCATAGAATGATTAGGTACGGAAATACTGAGCAAATTCAACAGCTAATGACTATGCTGGGGAATGACATTCGAAACATCATTCGAAACGCTCTTGAACTTTCCTACTTTTCTAGAGGCGCATGGTCATATGAAGCAGTACTGAATATGTCTGCCGGTGAACGGGATATTGCAGTAGACTTCATTAACAAACGTCTAGAGATCGCTGGAAAGAGTATGCACCCCGTGTATTAATCAGTTCCCCAGTTCAGAACTACTTCTAAGGAACAAGCAGAAGGGAAGATTGAATCTTCCCTTTTTCTTTGCCCGAGTCCTCCGTAACAATACGACAGGCCCCGATTCCTGATCCAATTTCCTGCAACATAAACAACAAGTAGACTTACGTTCGCGCGTTCGCGCTTCACGATCATGAGTCGGCTAATGAAGCAGCCGACTCAGATCTAATTTTGTGGGTTTGCTAATTTAGCCGGTTGGGGAAGAGATTTTATAGTCTCAAACTCTAGACGAGATTAGGCCCCTGCAACTTCAAGAGCAAAAGAAACTTGCTCTATAGTTACCCATCACCTAACTAAAATCTGTTAGGTCCCTCCAGGTTGTTGTTTACGGGATAATGGAATGAAGAAAGGTTATTGAAAGTGAAAACCATTGTTTACAAAACTATCTAAATTGTAAACAATGGGAAACATCTTCTCAGCCTTTACAGACGGCACATACTTCTATCTAAGAGTAACTATTTTCAAGAGATAGAGAGTGAAGAGATTCAACATCTCTTCGTTCTGGATATTTGCAAAATACTTTTATACACACTGCTAATCTTAGCGGCCAAAATGTGGGCATTTCTCTGGCTCTGCGAGTTGATGACCATGGAGCTCCTGTCACAAACTAAGAGTATTTTACAGATGTGGCGGCTCCCTCCCCGCTTCACTGCCCGGACGTCTTTGACCACGTTCCCCGGCTTCTGGTACCTACCAAATGAAAGAGTGTGTATAAAGTATTTGCTACAAACGGTGAAAATTAAAACGGATATGGGATTGGATTTTAAACGGTAAAAGTAAATTCAAAGTAGGTGTTGCAAACGGTTTAAAATTAAAAGATGGCGAAACAAAAGCGGCTATGTCCCGAAGAACATAGCCGAAAAACATTACGACTTCAAATATGGATTGTACTGACCTTTTCTAACGGCTCTCTTGATGTTGCGATAGATGCCGCGGATTGAATCCTTTGAATTTAGAATGGTGCCAGTAGACAGCTCAACGACCCGCTCAATTTCTGGTTCGACAATGCCTGAATCGTTGGTCTTAAAAACGACCTGACCGGCTTCATCCTTCTTGTAGATGGTCTGCTTCTTTCGGTTAGCTTTTACTTCAACGTAGCTTCTTTCCGAAATCTCTTTTCCTTGATTCGTTAGGGAAATAGCAGTTGATTTTGCCAATTTGCGGATCTTCTTTGCGATTTTTGCATTCATTTCGATCTTCCTTATTCTATGATAACTATAATATTATACACTACGACTTTGATAAAGTAAACCTTTAAAACTTTCCCACGTACTTCGGGTTCAGCTCGGAGTCGATATGTTCAATCAAATAACCACCACTCCGCTTATACATTAACACTTCCCAATTAGTGGTGGATGGAGTTCCTAGCTTAGCCATTTTTGGTCGCATGATGATATATTTGTATGAAGGCGATTTTAAATTCTCGACGTAAACCGGTTTTTCGCACCCTGCTATTTCGATGGCCCATAAGGATGTAGGTATAAACTCTCGATGTCTCTTTAGTGTGGGCCATGTTGCTTTATCGGTTAATTCGTAGATCTTAAATAGACCATCAGAAAATTGTGCATGGTGCATCGTTGTTGGATGTGGTAGCGGGAGCTGTTTCTTTCCTTTATTTCTTTCACAAAACGATATTGCAGCATTTAGCATTTGCGAGTAGGTAATTTCGTTTAAGTTTCCTGCTGGTTTTTTGATTAGCTCTCGCAATAATTCTTTGGTCGGCGGCCTGAACGGCATTGACCCACCAGTATTCTTTGCTATATACGGAGACAAAACCTTTTCAAGTTTTGAAAACGTACTATAGGTTGCCATCACCACTTTTTCTAAGTCAGCAAATGACGCATCCTCGATAGGTCTGAGAATGTCTACTCTTAGATTATGCTGATTTCCTTCTACTATACTGCTCATATTTGTACCTGTTTTCCTCTTGTCCAAAAGTGTGTTTGCTCCAATAAATCATCTAGCAAACACACTTGGATTCCGTTTAGAATTGTTATTTTGTTGTTAACCGGTAATTGCATAAACCGATCAACCGCCACATAGCATTTTGTATTATTGAATTTGAAAATTACCAATCCCGCCCGATTAATTTTTTGCGCGTCGTTTAACGCTTCGTTCATCCAACCGTAGATCAAAGAAGACCCAGTTAATAGAGACTCCATTCTCTCAGCTGTTTTGTAGAATTTGCACTCAATTGAAAACCTAAAATCTAGATCAACATCTCGTTCATTGGTTGGAACGATATCGCCAACGAAAAGCTTCAACGCATCTTCGCCGAACATCTTTCCCATTGTTTCAAAATTCTTTCCACCGACTCTTGCTCCTGAACCCTGAGATCTAACAAAAGTTAATGGCGCCAATTTTTCAGAAAGAAGCTTAGCGATTTTATTTTCAAACCCGTTGCCTTTCGATTTACTGTTGACACGCTTCTTCTTATTTGGCGCTGGTTGATCCGTCATAACCTTTTTCCTGTTCTTTGTTGTAGTTTTGAAATATCCAACCAGTTACGCAGTTAGGGCAGATCATATTATCTGAGTCGTTAATGTTTATGTTTTTTGCGCCACAAACGCGGCACCGATTTATTAACTCCGAGGTCATATAGATTACGAATAATAATGTTTGGATAAAACTATTTATACTTTCTGGAACGTGTCATTGAACATAGCAGCAGGTGCTATGAACATTGCATCTAGAGATTTATCCTTAACGATCCAATCTCCAGACTTTAACGGTTGATGCTGACCCCTCATGTTCTTGAAAGCGGCATCATCTCCATCATACTTGAAAGCTTCGAATTCTCCAGCTTCGCGCCAAACAGTAAAACCTTCAGCATCTGGTTTTTGGTTAGGCCGAACCTTTTCAAAGCGCGTCGAAAAATCCTTTGCATTTAAAAGGTCGACGACATTTACATTACTGTGATCACGAACTACCCATTG